CACCGCTCTGCGGCGGCAGGCCGCTGCGCTATCTTGTCGTGTGGGCCGGTGCGGTTGGGAATCCATCGAGCAAGAGCTGGACGGTAGGTTCCGTGACGGGTATTTCCAACAGTGTGATGACCCGAATATACAGTCTGTCGCACAATGTATTGAATAATTCGAACTGGGATTCGGCGCTTTACAGTACTGATATTCCGGTGAATCTTCCGCCTCGGAAGGCTCCGAACCAGTTTACGAATGAAATTAACGTAACGGCCAGCTCGACTTTCACGTCGAGCAACTTCAAGACTATATACCTATGTCCGGAATCGACGTTTGTGCGGTTTTCAAATTGTGCTTATCTATTTTACGGATGTCGGCAGTTGGTCACGATTGTCGGGGGTATGACATTCGAAAACAGTAATAACAATACGGCACTTACATCGTGTAAATCCCTACAGGAGATAAGAATCAAACAATTACGATATAATGTCAATCTGAAGGACAGCCCGCTGCTTACGCTCGAATCTTTTCAGTATCTGGTGGAGAATGCGACCAATACATCGGCCATCACGGTCACGGTCCATGCGGACGTATATGCCAAGCTGACCGACCCGCAGCAGGCAGACTGGTATGCGGTCAATACGGCGGCTCAGGGCAAACATATTTCATTCGCTGCGGCATAAACTAAAATTTGCTATGAAAGAACAGAAAACAACTTTTACGGAGCAGATCGCCGAAGAGGGCGGTTACATCACCCAGGCCGCCGAGGTGTCGGACGAAGAGCGGCTTTACCTTACCCGACGAGTAAAACTCCCCGGGGAGAAATCCGGGACGTGGCGCGATGCCACGGCCGGGGAGCGAGATGAATATATAGCCCGCATGCAAGAGAAATATACCTTTTGGGAGGGATAATCGTGGTTGTGATGTTTGACGGGGTTGCCGATATTTTCGGTGTGGATATACTGACGGTCCGCCGGGCTGCACTGGCGGAAATTATCATCTGGATTGTTATGTTTATCGCCGTAATGGTCGATATGCGGGCCGGGATTCGCAAGGCGCGGGCATTGAAGCTGCCGATCGATTCTCACGGGCTTCGCCGCACCTTTACCAAATTTGGGGACTACGGCAAGGTGACGGCGTTGTTCATGTGCGTCGATGTATTGGGACTGTTGTTCGGGATTTGGTCGATGCCCTATGCGTCGGCCGTGTCAGCCGTGATCGCCGTGTGTATCGAGGCGTGGAGCGTGCGGGAGAATCTCCGGGCGGCTCGGTCGTCGGCAGCGAAGATCGGCGACATCGTGGCTGAATTGGCGCACGCCAAAGACCCCAAAGATATTATCGAATTGCTCCGCACGCTCGACCGTACGCGGGAAGAATCCAAAAAACAGCAGTCGAAATGAAACATTTTACCTTGCAGGAACTCACTTATTCGGCAACGGCCCGAAAGATGAATTTGGACAATGCGCCGACGGAAGAACATCGCCGCAACCTTGAAGAGATGATCGACCGCCTGATCGATCCGCTGCGGGAGGCGTGGGCCGTGTTGTGTGCGAACGAACATTGGGGAACTCCGGCCCTGACCGTTTCGTCCGGATATAGAGGTTATCGACTGAACAAGGCCGTCGGCGGTTCGGCGACCTCGGCGCATTGCGTCGGCTGGGCCGTCGATCTGGTGCCTAACAACGGACGGCTCCGGGAGTTCAAGTCGTTCTGCCGGGAATGGCTTCGGGGCAAGCGGTTCGATCAGATGATTTCGGAAAACGAGGATGCCGCCGGAACGCCCCGCTGGGTGCATATCGGGTATAAGCATCAAGATGGGAGGCAGCGAAAACAACTGTTGTCCAAACCGGCCGGAGAGACGATCTATATTCCGATGACCCGATGAAGCTGCGGCAGGTCATACTCTGCGGAATCGTGACGGCGCTCGCTGTCGCTTGTTGTCCCTGTCGTCATTTGACGACCTCGACGCAGGACAGTGTGCGGGTCGAAACCGTCGTTCGTACCGAGTATATCCCGGACACGGTGTTTGTCAAGGTTCCGATTGAAAGTGAGCGTCAGACAGTCCGAGATACAACGAGCCATTTGGAAACGTCATACGCCGTTTCTGACGCTCTAATAACTCCCGACGGGGCGTTGTTCCACTCGCTGGCAAATAAGCCGCAGAAAAAGCCCATACCAACAGAGAAAGAGGTGATATATCGGGACAGTATGATTTACCGCGATCGGGTGAATACGGATATCGTCGAGGTTGAACGTAAATTGACGTGGTGGCAGCAGACGCAGATGAAGGGATTTTGGATCGTCTTGGCCGTTCTTGTGCTGGTATGTCGGAAAAATATTTTTTCCGTTGCGGGTGGATTATTTAGCAATCAAAGGTAAACCTATATTTGGGCAGGAAATTACGCATTTTGTATGGCAGAGTTAAGGCAGGTATTGAGTAACGAAACGATCAACGATTATGATATGGTCGTTTTGTCCGACGGTATCGACTGGTCGCGTTATGAAAAGAATCCGGTGCTGTTGGAGAATCACGATTGGGATAGCCAACCTATCGGAAATGTCGTAAATATTCACCGGGAAGGCAACGACTGGATCGGTACTTTGAAATTTGCCGAGGGGACGGAGCGGGGTAAAACGGCGAAATACCTGTACGAAAACGGATTTTACAGGGCTGTTTCCATCGGAGGGGTCAGCCGGGAGATAGAAGACGAATCCACGGGAGTTAAATATGCGACTTACTTCCTTGTATATGAAGTGTCGCTATGCTCTCTCCAGTCCAATTCCGATGCGGTTTCGGATTTCAAGGGCGAAAAGGTTATGCTCGCTGCGGAGTTCGCGCCCAGCCAGACGGAACGCATAACAACCTTGTCGGCTAAAGATCATTCACTTATCAATAAATACAAAAGCAACATGACGCAAGAAGACCCTAAAGACGGGACGATCCAGAAGGAGGACCCCGCAAAGGAGGCGACTACTTTGTCCGCTGCGGAGCCTGTCCCTGCGGCAGAAAACGAGGCAGAGCTTCGAACGCTTAATGCGGAAGATACAGAGAGTATCGCCGAGAAGATCGTAACCAAGTTGAAGTCGTTTTTCGGAGCGGCCGGAAAAGAGGCCGAGAAGCAGCCTGAACCGCAGAAAGCGCCGGAACCCGAGCCTAAACCCACGACCCTGACATCAGATACGGAGGTGGGTACTCAGCATAAGGAGGCGACGAGTGAGGCGGGCAAGGCACAAATCATCGATCCCCACAAAATCAACCTGAAAGCAAGTATGGAAACGAACAAAACACTCCATCAATTCCTTGCCACAACTGAAGGCAAGACGAAATTCAACGCTGCGGCGCGGCTGCTTACTGTCGCGCCTACGGACGTTTGCCGTCCGGAGCACGCATCGAAAGTGGAAGCCGCCCGGGAGCTTGCAGCTATCGTAAACTCGGATGAAGGCTTCAAGGCTTTTATGGGCAATATCAATGTTCGCAATGGCGAAGGCCGGTACGAAAAACTCTCGACGATCGCGGAACGCACTGCCGTAAAGCTGGCCTCCGGCGCCAACTCCTCGGATTTCGTCACGACAACCCCGGACCTGGCCGTCGTCGAATGGCTTTCGCTCTTCTACCAACAGTTGCTTCCGGCCAACACCTGGGCGGCTCGTTGCGCCCGCACCAGCGGTTCGGACAAGCAGGGTATCATCTGGGTAGAATCGGCGATCAGTCCGAAAATCTACTACGGCGACCGTGCTCCGCTGAATGTGGCTGACTACCTCTATGATGACGACCCCATTGGGCTTGTCACCAAGGTTTTCTCCCTTCAGCCTATTCTCTGGCAGGCGGCGAATACCGATATCCTCGCCTACGACGATCGTTCGTGGGGGCAGAGCGAAGCCGTGCGCTTCATGGTGAACGCCATCCACAACTACGCCCTCCAGAAGATCGCAGAAAGTGCTGGTGCAAGTGTCCCGATGTCGGGTGTCGCCGCTGACGGCACCGTCAAGCATTTCGCCGCAGCCAATGCCTTCCCGGTGAACTCGGCGGCGGCCGGCGATCTGTTGGAACTCTCGCCTAACGACCTTATCAAGGCGCAGACGAAGTTCGTGAACTGGAACTACGACATCAAGGATGGCGACATCGATTGCGTGATGGATGCCGCCTACATGGAGCAACTTCTTTCGAATCCGTACCTCACGAGCCTGCTGACCAAAACTGCCGGTGAGATGCGTCCGATGTTGGGCAAGTACTCTGCCTTCAACTTCATGTCGCGTTCGACGACTTCGGCCTACGACACGGCGACATCGAAGGTTGTCGATCCTGAACTTTACTGCGACGGCAAGGTTCAGGCGAACGGTACCATTCCGGAATATACCGCGCCGGTACTGGCCGCTACTGCATACGGATTGGCTATTAGCTTCATCCCCTCGCAGGTTATTCTGGCGATGGGCAACACGAACGTACATGTCGTTGCCGATCCGAACTCGTATGGCTGGAAGTTCTCGATGGATATGCGTTTCGGTGCCGGTAGCGCTCGTAAGGGCGGCAAAGGTATCGTGAACATCGTACCGGCTAAATATACGGCTCCTTCGCAAGGTTAAGTTTCCACGTTGCCCGGCCTATTGAAAGTGGTCGGGCAGCGTTACTACCAATCTGACAAATTATTCACTATGGTAAACTATAAAGACGAGTTTTTTGAAAACCTTCTGATCGTTACGGCGAAATTCGGAAAGGTATTCATTACGGACGACGGGAATATGTATCGTCAGCAGTGGCAGGCAGAATCCCGCATGACCGACGCCCTTCGGGTTCATAAGCAGGTTCGGTGGTGCTCGATAGAGAAAGGAAAGGAGCCTTTGACTTGTGAGGATCTCGACAAGATGTTTGACGCGCAGTTCGCCAAGTCCATGAGCGCACGCAATGTCTCCCCGGATTCTGCGGAGCAAAAAGCCGACGTTCCTTCTATGACGCTGGAAGAGGCGCGGGCCGAACTTGCTCGTCGGCGCAATTCCGGACAAGAAGGCGCTAAACCGGGGCGAAAACCGGCATCTAAAGTATAACAGTAAAATTCGATATTATGGCAAGAACAGGTGTAACCGTCGAATTGCAGGATACCGCGATCGGCACTTCTTCATCTAATGAAGGGGTGGCGATGCTGGTACTTCCCGTATCTTCGGCATCTCCTCTTATAGATACCCCCGTCCTGGTTGCTTCTTTGGAAGAAGCGCAGGAACTGTCGGATTATTCCACGTTGGACGATGGAGCCAAATTCCAGGTTTCGGAGTTTTACTCGAAGGCAGGGAGCGGGTCTAAATTGTGGCTGATAGGCTATGATTATTCGGCAGAAAAAGGTATTTCAGCAATACAAATGCCCGCTATTAAACAGGCAATCCGACAAACCACCGCTACGCTGTGGGATAACAGACCGCGCCTTATCGGGTTCGTATATCCCAGCAATACCACAGTTCCGGATTCCGGTCTTGCGGAGGATTTGACGAAAAGTCAGGGAGCAATCCAGAATGTACAAGGCTTGATCCAGGATATGTTCGCGGAAAGTTATCGTATGGTGGCAGTACTGGATGCCGGACGTATCGGGCAGAACATTAACAATTTGCCCAGCGGCGATACGTACAATGCCTATGGCGTTGCACTGGCTTTGACAACTCCCGATCCGACATACACCGCCGACGTAGGCCGCGCTCTCGGTATTCTTGCCGGGATCAATCCGGCGCAGTCCATCGGTCAGATGACTTTGGGAAGCGTAAGCCCGGTTGATTATTTCGTCAATGCCACGACAGCGAATGCAGCGACCAATGTCGCTGTCGTATCTCGGAGTGTTATCGACGACATCGGAGCCAAGCAGTACCTTTTCACCCGCACCCGTCCCGGCAACAGCGGTGTTTACTACAATGACGGTGCGACGCTCAACAAATCGACCAACGCTCTGTCGGCGATTGAGTTCGTGCGCGTCGCAAATGGAGTATGCGACGATGCGGAGTATTATTTCCAGCAACTCATCAATACCCAGGTTCCGGTTACAGCTTCCGGTGACATCAATGCCGGGTACAAATCGGCGATCCTGGCTACATTCCGCAGCAACTATATTCAGCCGCGTTTGTCGCGCGGCGATGCGAGTGAGATCGAGGTTACTTTGGAGGCCAAAGACGGTAACTTCGTGAAAAGTCGGGCCTTTGCAATCACGATCCGCATCCTGCCCAATGCCACGCTGCGGGAGGCATTTGTCACCACTTTCTTCGTAACATCTTTAGAGTAGTACAGAACATGAATCATCAGGATATAATCGTAGCGGGCGGCGAGGTGCAGATGTACCTCACGCTCTCGAACGGAACCTGCTTGTCTATCGATACCGGTACCGAGCTGTCCTATACGTTCAGCCAGAATATTCAGGAAATATTCGCTATCGGCTCTTTCGATCCGATTGGCATTCAAAAGTCAAATGCGACCTACACTGCCAATCTTTCGTTTCAGGAAGGAGAGCAGCAGACCCTTATCGATGCGATTAACGCTACGCTGCCCGCAACAGAGCAGATTGCGGTTATGAGTCAGCTTAAGAATTTCAGCATTTCATGGAGCTACCCGATGAAAGGGTTAGCGACCCCTCGCACCGTCGTATATACGCTTCTCAATGCAGTGGTGCAGGAACAGGGCGGCAGCGTGAATCGCAATGATGTCGAAACGATCGGTTCCTTGTCTCTGCGAGGTACAGGCGTGCAGCGCAACATCGTGCCACTGGTCTGAAAAATCATCGGGGCGGACGGTTGTGCCGCCCCTTTATTAACAACTAAAAATGTATTAAATTATGTCCAGAACAAATCCTATCACTACCTATCCCGTAAAAGTCACCTATTTCAAACGGGGTGCGGACGGCAAAGGCGGCCTTGTCGAGATCGAAACATCCGCAACGGTTAATGTTTGCCGTCTTTCCAGGACGAGCGTCGAACATACCAAGTTTGGCTTGTCGCTTATTCAGGCTGGCCGTGACCTCGACGAAACGGCCGATCTTGCCTGTCGTTTCGTCAAGATGACCATCGACGACGAAAAGGTCGTTAAAGACCTTCAGAACGATATGATGGCCTGCATTTCCCTGTTCAGCAGTAAAGAGGTGCAGGAGGACCTCAACCGTTTTTTAGCGACTTGGGGCCTGCTGGCAGAAGACGAGGCCCCGCGTCAGCAATAACCGAAGAGCTGAAGAAATACATCACGGACGGCGATCCGCTTCTTTACAAAAAGATGGTCGTGTCCTATATCTTCCATGAACCGATTATGGGACTGGAAGATAAGATGTCGGCCTATGACATCGACAAGTATTATACTGCGGCTCTGGTAATCATCGATTCAATCCTTTTTGCACCTTTTAAGAGAAACTGATGGCAGGTAATATGGTATATAGCATTCAGCTCCAGCTGCGGGTCGATGATTCGCAGTTGGACGCTACGATTGCCAAGCTCGGAACGCTCAAGAAGGCGGCAAAGGAGATCAATGAAAAAGCCACTGCGGGCTATTCCAAGAAGAAGAAATTAACAGACGAGGAAATTATTGCTCGCTCGGCGCGAAAGTGGAAACAGCGCAATCTGGAGGAGCGGCTTAACATCGGCGCTCGCTGGCACCTGCGCCAATTCGGACAGTGGCGCTTCTCGCAGGCGGGCTGGCAGAACGGGCTGGGCGTGTTCCAAAAGCGGGTCAAGACCTTTCAGAACAGCTTCTTCAACAATGTTTCCTCTTTCTCCGGCTTGCGGTATAATGCCGTCAATCTGGGGAAAGTCTTTACCTCACTGACGGGTGTCGTGGGAAAAGCTATCCCGGCCCTCGGTGCGTTCGGCCAAGTAGCTATAGGGGCTGCTAAGATATGGATGGGTGTGCACGCGTGGCGCCTGGCGTCCTCCGGGTTGCCTCTTCTGATCGGCACCAAATTGTTGAACTCGAACAATATGGCGGAGGCGGCCTCCAATCTTATGCAGATGCGGATGGCGGAGAAAGGGTTGGGCGGCAACTACCAGGCGACGCTGAACCGTGCGACGCAGTTAGCGGCCGAATATGGTTTCAGCCGTGTCGGGATGCTGAATGCGATGAATATGTTTACGGGCTTGAACGTGGACGGCAAGAAGCTGACCCCGGAGGAGGCGTCGCACCTGGCGGAAGTTGTCGGCAAGATCGCTCACGTGGGTGGTTTGAGCTTCGATCGTGTGAACCGGAATATCCAGCAGCTTCTCGCAATGGCCGTACCGAATAGTCGGGATTTGAATGAACTTACCACACAGGCGCCATACATCGGCAAGCTGGCGATGAATATGATGGAGGAGCGGGGTGTTCAGGGCGATTACCGCGACTGGCTCAAGAACAAAAGCAACCTGCGCTCGGTGCTGGATGAGTTTAACGAGCTTGTCGAATCGCATCCGGTAATGAAGGCTAGAGGACAGATCGCGCTGGCCAAAGAAAACTTCTGGATGCGTATTGCCGATGGCCTTTCGCCCTACTGGGACAAGATCGCCCAAGCCAACGAGAAACTGTATAGCTGGCTGGGCGATAAGATCGTGAGCTGGGCAAGCAATATCGACGTGGATAAATTCGGTGAAAAACTGGAATCTTTTGTCACCGAACTATCCGTATTGACATCGTCGATTGGGCCTTTAGTCGCTAAACTTATCGAATGGATTGACGAACTCATCGGAAAATCCAAAGAGAAATTTCCGGAAGTGATTTTAGGCCCTGATGGTCAAGTAATATATACAGGCAAAAAAATAAAAGGCAGGGAAGGGGAGGCACAACTGAATGAAATTCATTTGAAAGCACGCGAAAAAGTTGCGGCAGCAAACCTTCCTGAATTATTGCCAGATATTACAAGACAATTAGATTCGATGGGCGTTAAGATTTCCCCCGACAGCCTCTCTGCCAAATTGAAGGACACGGTATTGACTCATAGAATTGCTTTAACAAATGAAAATTTTACATACGATAAATATGAGAAACAATACCGAAAATGGAATCAGGATTCAATCGGATATGCTAATCGTTGGCGTGATGAGTGGTATTTGAATAATCCGGGAAAAATGAATCCATCAACAAGCGGTACATTGCTGGAGGCTGGACGCTACGTTCCTAATAGGGAACAAATGCTTGCCAATGTAATGAGCTATTTTGCTGAAACTCATAATAGAGAGCAGTTTGAAAAGTTGTTCGGCGGAGCCGCAGATGCCGATGCACAGCAGCTATCCGACCTGTCCAAAGGTTCTAAATCGGTTTTCATCAACTTCAACAAGGAGATTGTTGATATGGATATAAACATCGCCTCGGTGGAGAACATCGAGGAGCTGGGCCGCAAGCTGGAACCCAAGATCGAGGAGGTAGTAGTGCGGGGATTGACGATCGCATTGAACAACGCAACCAGTGTAACGTAATATGGCAAAGATAGCAAATGAAACCAGTACCGAGAGTAAGATCGACCGCGTTATAAATTCAGCGAAAGAGGTCTTTTCCACACCGGGGAGAGCTATCGGCGGCATTACGGGGCCTGTTGCCGATGCCATTAACAGCGGGCTGTCTGCTGCGAAACTCGTCCTTGCCGAAACGGGAGTATGGCGGCAGGTATTTACCAATGGAGGAAGTCAGAGAACCGGAAAGCCGACACCGGAAGAGCTGTTGAATCAGGTCGCCAAATCGCGCTTCGACCGCTCGACACTCAATAGGCCTATTTTTACATCCGAAGAATTAGATCGGACGGAACCGACAACTGATTATTATATCGCTTTCGACGAGTATCTGATGCCTGTCGGATTCGATATTTCCATACAGGGGAGTAAGCTGATAAGCCGTTCGCAGCTTGTCGATGGACCTACGATTTTCGAACGGATTGCCAACGAACCGACAAGCGTTAATATTTCGTTCAAGCTGGAATCCAAACCGAACTCTGTCGATTTGCTGAATCCTTATAAGCTATCGTCGGATGTTGTCATCAATAAGGAAATAGGGTATGGTATTGCCGCAGAGTTGGCTGAATTATTCCGGCAGATCAAGGCTGAAGATCGGGTATTTGAAATTGAGAACCCGATTCTCAATGACAAGTTTAATATCTTCAATGTCGTATTGGAGAGTTATTCCGTCACCCCGGAGCGAGGTTCCACGGTGTGGGAGGTAAGCCTCGATCTGTTGGAGGTGAATACGGATTACGCCCTGTTGTATGTCGAAAACAGCGACGGAGCGCAGGCGGAACCACCGACGGCTAAAACCAACGTATAAGTTATGAGCGGCAAGATTGTCGGCAATTACTTTATCTGCAAGAATGAAGTTTTCATCGAAGGGCGCTCCATAGGGCCCTTTACTTCGTTCACTACGGAGGATTCGCGGGACAACATATTCGGTACCGCCAATATCCGTATGCCGTTTTATACGATTCTCAAAGAGAAGTCATCGGGGGATGCGATCGGTAAAAACGTCAAATCATACATCCGTATAGACCAACAGGATGCCCAAATTATAATGGGAGCGCACGTAGTTGTAAAACTGCGTTACATCTGTGGATTCAACGGCTACGAAATGCCGGAGATCGTCGCTTTCGACGGCTTCGTGAAAAATGTAGTATGCGGTTTTCCGACGCAGATACAGTGCGAAGACGGCGCTTTTGTCCTGCGTTTTGGTACAATCGCCAAAAGCTGGACGCAGGAAACCGCCGTAAAGACAATGATGCAGGAAATCATCGAGGTCGCCAACCCTAAATTTCAGGAGTACCGGGACAGCATGAAGCTGGCGGATGACTGGAACCGGCTTACCGTCGATGACAAGTCTATGGAAGGCAGCTTCGTTCTTTCTACTTGGAAAGGCATATCGCCGTTTTTCGCACTGGAGCGGGTTATGGGGATGTATAATCTCTACTCTCGTGTAGATACCGACGGCAGGCTGTATTGCGGTGTAGGTATTACGGAGAACGCCAAAGAAACGGTGCAGCTCGATACTTCGGTCAATGTCATAGATCGGGACATCAGCATCAATAACGGCTTTTTCGACAAGTATCGCGTGGTGGTTAAATACATCAGCGGCGGGAAGCTCTACGAATACGAAACGGGAGCGGATAACGGAGAGGTGGTGTCGCTGCCGTATATCAAATGCCGGGACGGGGAGATCGCCAAGCAAGTAGGAGATGCCGCATTGTCGGGCCTGCGTACCAACAGCAACAAGGGTACCATTACGACGATGCTATATCCGACGGTTCGGCTTTTCGACTATGTACAATACAAAGATACCCTCTTCGATGATCTGTCGGGGGGATATTATGTGATAGGGCACTCTTACCGGTGCGATGAAAACGGATTTCACCAGGTGCTGACAGTAACTGATAAAACCCTCGTATTTACGGGACAATAGTGATATGGGACAGGAGAAATTCAACAGGATGATGGCTTCATTGGGGCGCGATTTGCGTAACCTGATAGGCAGAAGTAAGACTGTGGCTTTTGTGTATGGCACGGTCAAAGAAGTGGACACGGAAACGAACACTATGAGCGTTAGCATCGACAGCGAGGTTACTTTACCGGACATAAGCCTCGCGCCCATACAGGGCGGTAATGCTAACGCTCTATTATACCCCAAAGTCGGATCGGTCGTTATCGTGGGTTTTGTCGAAGACCGGCCGGAACTGTCATTTGTCGTGGCGATGACGGAGGTAGAAGAATTACGCCTACAATTCGACTTCGACAGCGATCCGGCCGTCGATTACATAGTGGCAAATACCGGATCTGTCACAGTATTCCGTGCCCAAGATGAGAACAACTATACCAGATTCAATCTTAATCGGATTGCGGCTAATCTATCTTTGTTTCGGAACGGTCAATTACAGACACGAATCGGAGTGGCAGATAGCCAGCTAACTCTGCAACAAGGATCGAATAGTGTGATTATATCTGGCTCTGAAGTGAATATAAACAACGGCCATTTAACGATAACCTGATGGGAAAGTATATTGCTGTTCAAGGGTGTACGCTGGAGTGTACCCCGGCGGCGACGGCGCAGATTGCTACTTCTCCGAGCACGACGACGAAGGCGGATGGTAAAGCCTGTTACCGGGGTTCGCTGACAATCACTGTCACGAATGCCACGGCCGTAACGGATGGGAACGGCGCGGGAACAGGAGTGATAACCGGTTCGGCGCAGGAAGTGAGGATCGACGGGCAGCCTGCGGTGCTGGAGGGGGACAAGGTTCAAATCACCGTTTCCGGAACTTCCGGCGGGAATCCGGCTTCCGGTACGGTGATAGTTAAAATCTCGCAGGCGGGGCAGACTTATGTATCGGCTTCGTAAGGTAAACCTATATTTGTAGCGTATGCAGGATATTCGATGGGATTTTGTCAGGAATGACGTTGCCGTAGTACAGGGTGACGACGGAGGGGATTTTGCGGTCGCTTCGACATGCAGCCAGCAAAACGCCCAACTGCTTTTCATCAAATCCTGCGTGAATATATTCCAGCCCCAATACGGAACAGCGATGGAAGAAAGGGCTTATAATATCACCGACGGGGAGGTACAGCGCATTGTCACCCGGGCCAAATCGCAGATCAGGGAAGATGGCGCATCCCAGATTTCCATCCTGTATTCCCGAAATAGTGAAGGGTTGTACGATTTCGAAATAGGGGCCAAATATGCAGGAGAATAGGAATGGATTACGTGGTTAAAGGCGGAGAAACGATTTACGACGTATGTATCAATGCGAACGGCTCCCTGTATGCGTTGGATGAGAATCTGGACCTTAACGGCTTGGACAGCTATACACCAACGCTGTATGCCGGGCAGCGGCTGACCGTATCGGACATCGTTCGTAACAATGCCGCAACGGAGGTAATGGAGGAACACCCGCTAAACAGTGTTTCGATTCCTGATGCTGATCTCAATGCGTTATTTGACGAAATATCCTCGGCTTTGGCCCCTAATTTTATTACGGCGGAAGGGAGCTATTTCCAAACACAAGATAATCAAATATTAACTGTTAGTGACTGATGAGTTTTTACGACGATATACGCACGAATATTAAAATACTGGTGCCGATCCTGAATAATACGAGTTCCTCGTCCATTGTGAATCGAATTATATCAACGGTTGCGTCGGTCTTAAATATTGTCAAGTTGGAGATCAGCAATTCAGAACAAACGGTCGAATCGTCTGCCCGTTCCTTAAAGGTAATGGGACGTCAATATTATATCGATACGGCTCTTGCCTTCCAATATGGGGCGTCCCTGACCATCGTCGATTCCCAAACATATCAATACCTTAGATTTGCGCAGTAAACAGGAGATGAGATAGAGTTGGTAATTTTGTAGAGAAGAGGTTAGCTAAAAGAAAGGGAGGCAGGGAGTGAACCAGGTATCGATAAGAATTCAAGATTCATTTCCATATTAGGACTCTTTGTCTTTCTTGAACCGAGACCTGAATAAGAATTTAACCTTTCATTGTTAAGGTAGTTAGGATAGGTTCAAGTTCCTTTCTCTCAATTTGATGGTCAAAAACAAAAGTAATGGACAATTTTTATTTCATCGGGGTTGACGTCAGCAAAAAGAAACTGGACTTCTGCGTACTATTCGAGGGTAAGGTTCTGCGCGAAGAACAGGTAAGCAACCACCAGCAGGCTGTCGCCAGACTGATCGGCGAGTTGAAGAACGATTTGGAAATGGATAACGAACAGTTTTTAATCTGTGCCGAACATACGGGGCAATATACTTTCCCTCTGGTATGTGCTTGCAAGTCGGTCGAGTGCAAACTTTGGTTGGAGAACCCGTCCCAGATCAAATATTCATCCGGTATGCAGCGGGGCAAGAACGACAAGGTGGATGCAAAGCGCATAGCCATTTACGCTTCACGGTTCGGAGATAAGGTTAAGTATTACGACCGTCCCACCGAGGAGATAGAGAGGCTTAAACAGTTGGAGAGGGAGCGTGCGCTTTACGTTACCGACCTGGCTAAATACAAAGGCCAGATGTACGATCAGAAAGATTTTATGCCGGCGGCGCTTTATCGCAAGAAAACAAAGCGGATGAAAGGCTTAATACAGGAACTACAAGCGGCTATCGATGCGATCACTGCTGAAATGGAGAAGATCATAGGCTCAACGGAAGTGCTTGCGCGCCAGATGGAACTTTTAATGTCGATAGACGGTGTAGGTAAAGTGGTAGCTCTGAATGTGATTATCGAAACAGAAGCGTTCTCCCGCTTCGACAATCCCAGAAAGTTCTGCTGTCACGCAGGTGTCGCTCCGTTCTCATACACATCCGGGAGCAGCCAGCACTCCAAAAACAAGGTCTCGCATAGGGCCAACAAGAACATAAAGAAACTGCTACATATGGCAGCCGTATCGGTAACTCATCGTAAAGAGGGTGAACTAAAGGCCTACTATATGCGGAAAGTAGAAGAAGGAAAGAACAAAATGTCGGTAATCAATGCGTTACGTGCTAAAATCGTGGCCCGTATGTTCGCCGTCATCAAAAGAAATGAAGTTTATACTCCTATTTACTCTTAAAAAACTTGCAAAAACCATAAGAATATGGATATGCGACAATAAATCCGGATCAGCAGATCATCAAACAGTTGGCCATCTCGTCCACGGACAATGGCTTGATTGTCATGAAGGTAGCGAAGATCGACAATGACGGTTATATTACGCCGTTGCTTGCAGGCGAGTTACAGTCTTTTTCGGATTATATGAACAGCTTTCTCCCATTGGGGTTTCAGATGCAGATTACCAGTGCGGCTCCGGCAATTCTGAACTGTACATCCCTCTATATTCGTTATTCCAAAGAATATTCCCTGTCTGTGATCTGGCAACAGATTGGAGAGGTGCTGCTCTCTTTTCAGGCTGCTCTGCGGGGAGATGACCCCCTGTATGTGAACGATATAGAATCTGCAATAAAAAGTGCTCCGGGGATTCGTGACGCTTATTTCAATAATATATCCGTTACGGATTCAAGTGAGGAAGAGCCGATTACTCCTGTCAATGGGCAGATAACCATTCCCGCAGGATATTTCAACTTTGCTCGTGAGCTGGTGGAGATGCAAAGTGTTAATCCAGGAGAGCCGACGGGAAAAAACGACATCTATATATCTCCGGTGTAATGATACGATCCATTGATATAAAACAACTGATATTTCAAGTGCTACGGCCCAATTATGCCCTGACTAATGGTCTTCGCACAGAAAAGGGATATTGTTCTCCCCAATTAAATACCTTGTATCGATTTATATTAAGTCTGATATATCCGTTATTACCTACCCTGGAAAGCTGGGATCGAATCCGTCGTAAGTCGTATGCGATAGCAGCTTGTCAATACGGTCAGGCGCAAGTTTTAGGCATCCTCAACAAATATTATGGGCAGTACGGACAAATAAGCATCCAGGTCAATAGTGCAGATATGGTCTATTTTTATACTGCCGGAGAGGAGGGTGCTGTTCCTGTATATATATACTCTTATAATGATAACCTGATGAAGGACCCAACATTGGCTCACTTTCCCAAGTACGACCAATGGCATTCGAACGGTACTTACGTTTTCGAAGAATACGAAGGAAGGGAATGTATGACAGTAACCGCCAATAAAGGGTACGGTATATATTGGGCCGGCGCCGATTTTAGGGCAAAAACGGGAGTCGTATCTGGAGATTTCCTGACAGTATCAGCCGACGTATTTTGCGATACGGCACCGACGAAAATAAATTTGGGAAATGAGAATGAATTTGTAAATGTTCCTGTCGAGCAAGCTGGACGTTGGATAAGATTGTCGCATTCATACAAATACAATGACGGATCGATATGTATTTACTATCGGGGAGATGCCGGCAAAGCGGGATTCTGTAACGTCAGTATCGAAGCCGAGAATAAGGCAACAGAAACTGCTAATACCCCGACTTATTTTTATACGGAGGGGTCTTTGTTTGGCAACTCCACAACTGTTGTTATTCCCAAAGAACTGGCAGATAGCAATGATTATGATGATTTCATAGCCGATTTGAACGCTATGTTACTGTATGGCATCAAAGTGGAGCTAAAAATAATATAATATGGCTGTTTTTGAATATTTGACATCTGCACCTTCCGGGGGTAATCCCGTATATATTTCTGACCTTACAAAGTTTGCATCTTTGATTCGGGATTTGGGGGTCATAGCAACCCGGCATAATTCCTACAACGCATCTTCTAACAGTGTGGTGCAAGACATTGCCATTCTGTCTGGATTCGATACGGTTGGCAGTAATCAGGTAACGCCCGGATATATCTATTACAGGGGTGACATATACGGGTTCCGCACTGATAACAACCTGACACTTGGGGGTTATCTCATCGCAACAAAGACAAATACAACGCTTCGAACGACGAAAGAAGGGACGGATTTTTACGCCTATACCACTTGCGAACTCACCGTATCTGCCAGTGCGGGCGCATCCGGCACCACTGTGGGAGCTTTTACCGCTGCCAACATTGCCATCTGGAAAACTTTCACCCCGACATCCGAGGGCCTCACCATACCGGCGGGCTTCATCACGAATACGATGCTGGGCAATAAGGTCGTAAAAGGAGATAATATTGCGGACAGTACGATCCAGAATAGGAGTATGGCAGCAAATAGCATCGGTACCTCCCAGCTTCAGGATGGAGCGGTAGCAACTGATAATATTGCAAACAAATCAGTTGTATTCAGTAAATTAGGGTCAGATGTCGTTAGTCGAATATCCCATGCAGCCCCGTCTTTCTTATCATATACGTTCCTTGGCGGCAAATTAACCGTATATAAGGAATCTCACAGTAATATTTGGCATATAAAATATTCCAGCCCCACAGCTGTTGCCCCAACAAATAATGCTTCTATGTTGCTTGGGACTATAGCAGGTCCGGGATCGACGGAGTTTCTTGCAATGATTCAGCGTAATTATCCGCAGGGTTATATGTCATCGATATTTACATCCGCCTCCAATTATTTGTTCAAAGTCCAAATAGGTTCGGATGGAATTGTCAAGGCCTTATTTCATTTTGCAAAACCACCTATAACGTCCAATACTCCCGGTATAGAAATGCACGATACGATTATTGGGGTATGAAAAAAAGAGGGGTTTAATACCCCTCTTTTTGTTTCAGCACATCTGCGATTAAATCCATACAGTCTGTGGTTCCGAAGCGCGACAACTCCTCTCTGGTTGTCGGAGGCGTAAACCGCAGGACACTCCAGCCCAATGATGTAGCCGAATTATACTTCTCCATGTCTTTGACCATTCCCAGAGGTCTGTTATGACGCCCGAAAGCGAAGATATTGCCTTCGATCTCCACTGCAACCTTATGCTGCGGACACGCATAGTCGAATCGCCACAACCTTTTGGGATGGAAGCGGTACTCCCGAACCCAATCACTTCCGGTCGTTCGATTTAGAACTTGCTGTATTATGTCTTTCCCGTTGTCTGCTTGTCGGTTCCCGTTTGGTTTCTGTACCTGCCGACGAGCCATTCGAATTATAGTAATATTTACGATCCTTTGTTTCGCGTGTCGTGCCTGCGACCTTTCCCTTCGAATCCTTGATTATTTCCCGATCCCCTGTTTTGTGGACGGTGTACTTCACGCGTCCGGAAGCGTCTTTGACAACGCGCGTCTCATTCGGATTTTGAGCGCAGCAAAGCGCTGTGGCCGCAAATACGGCAAAAAGGGTAAAAATAATTCGTTTCATAGTCTATTCCAATGTTTGCGAGCAAAACATCCGCTCGTGTTTCAGTCTTGAAGAAATAGCCGTTAAATCGTTCTCTACGGAGGGATCATAAATACCGGCCCGCACGGTGTCGTTGATGAATCGGATGATCTCACCCAGTTCACGGTCCGTGTCCGCTACCATATTCCGCCAGTCCACAACGCTTAACTGCTCCTCGCACATCGAATGCCGCAGAAACTGTGAGGGCGCATGAAAGGGGACATCCCCAGCCTGTACAATCAATTCCCCGACCGTATCGCTTGCCTCTTTCAAAACATCGTATATTTGATCGAACTGCAAATGCCACGAGCGGAATTTCTCTCCTTTCAGTGTCCAGTGGCGCCCTTTGACGTTGGTTTTGACAATTTCGAGCGTACAGAGCAACTTTTGTAATTCCTCGGTCATATTTCGTTATATTTAATACGGGTAATCATCTTCATTTATTGCGCTGGCGTGTCCGGTGGACGGGGCTTCTGATTTCAGTTTGGCCCTCCGCCCACTGCCGCAGAAGATGGTGGGCGCTTTTGCGTCGAACTCTTCTTTAGTTTTACGAACAACGACAAAATGGCTGTTCCCATACTGATCTACGCCTCCTTTGACGGCAATGACCGACAAATTAACAACCATTCCCACCTTGCCGTCCTGACGCGCAACTTCCCTGATTCTATCGCGTGGAATTTTGTCTAATCGCAGGACAATATTGATAATTTCACTCATAAATTGATGGTTATTATGAAACAAAGATAGGTTTATCCGTAGTAATTCAAAACAGGTTGCCTGTCCGTTCGATTTCATTTTCCAGAATCTCTTCCGCCTTGCGTATGTCCCGCTGCAACTCCTCCAGCCGGGTGATCTGTTCTTCACTCATGCGTGGACACCCCGAGAGCCAGCTGCTGTAATTGGGCGTACTAATTTTGCCGCAGGCGATACTCCCCACCCGCAGACAGTAATCGTAATACTTTACAAACTCATCTTCCGGAGCGTCCCGGTCTATGTCGGTGATGATGTCATCCATCCCAACTATATAGTCCGCGCATTCGGTGATCCCGCCGACATCGCCGCCGACCCAGCTCCGCGTAGCATCCTCATAATCATAGCCGTGTTTCTCGCAAAAAGCCTGCAAATAGGCGTTGCAGGCTTTTTCGTAGTCTGATTTGAGTTTCGTGTTCATAGATATTCTTGGTTAGTCAAAATGCACAGAGCATCTTACTCATTTTCGTGAATCGGCCGCCAGCCGATAATCTTATGACCAATACCAGCCCATCCGGGATACACATATATCCACCATTCAGAACGGTCATATTTAACAGTGACAAATGGAAGTTTCTTATCAGAGGTTTTACACAACACGAGTTGTCCATTTTGCGGCAGCTCCTCTTTCGGATCACGCCAGCGGGTCAATTCCTCATATTCGAAATTAGCGCCAACAACACAGGCGGATGTAACGATATTTTCAAAAGTTACATGGTCTTCATTGAATTGATCAAGTTCGACCCAGGCATTGGCCACATATTCTTGTATTCTTTCCTCAATTGTTTTCATTTCTCATTGTTTTTGAAATATTCGACGATCTCCTCGACTGTAGCCTTGCGGTAATAACCTGATGGTACATCTACAAAAGAATCGAATCGCGTATGTTCGTTAAAAATAAGCCGTCTAACCCCATTTTTACTCTCATTAGTCGGATATTCCGTATATGAGTACCATTGCTCCTGATCGTTCTCGTTGTTCATCGCCGCCAGCGCCCTGAACAGCTCGATGTTGGTGCCGCAGTCTATGCAATTCAAGGCGGTGAATGTTTGTGCGTCATGAGCCACGCCGACACAATAAGTGTCACATATTACCTTATCGCCTAATCTCTCTTCTTGTGGGGGATAAATATATTCATAGCCAATATGCATACACCACTCGATCACATCTTTTCGCTTCTCCGCATCCTCGACGCGGACAAAGCAAGGGGTTGTGAATTTCATTCCTCGTTCAGTCTTTGTTTGAATGCGTTTAATGCACTACAATCGGGGCAATTTCCCCCATTACTTGTTTGTATTGAGTAAATTGGACAATCCTTGCAAAATGCTTCGATAGCTTTATTCCACATTCTTTCCTCGGCTTCCTGCTCGGCGAGTTCGGCTGTAGTAGTCATTGCCGTTCGAAGTTGCCATTTGCCGTGGTCAGACAAATCGGCTACAATATGTTTCATAGCCCTGTCAATAAACTCCTGGGCCTTTTTTCTTTTCATACTCCTTTTTCAATGCCTTAATCGTTTCCACAAAATCTTCCACTGTATGAGTAGGGGTTATCCCGAATCTACGACAAAAATCATCCTCTTCGTCATAGTCGCATAGCCAATACTCATAGTTATTCGCCAATATCGCCTTATGCCGAAGCCCGCAAATCAAAGGGGAGCCTCGTCGTAATCCAAGCGTTTTCATTTTCACATGGAAATAGGGGTCAGCGCTTTGATACAAGTACGGCGCTCCAAAAAGCGCAACTCCAAACACTTCGCCTTTCATTGCTCACCTCCTTTCAGAAATTTGGGGTTGTCGTGGATGTTGCCGATGATCTTCGCATCATGTTTCCGGAGTGACCAGTGCAGCCCCCAAAGATGGCCACCGCGTAAGGGTATGATATAATACGCATCTTCCTCAAAGAGAACCCGGCCAATTATCTCTGCGTTGAAATCAGTTTCGGGTATTTCCATCACATCCCCCCCCCTCGTAAATCTCCTTACCGTTCTTGTCTTTCAGCCCCGTGAACTCGCCGACGGTGGCAGGATCGACCGCGTATTTATCAATCCCTTCCGGCGCAGGATCGAGGAAGATAAACCAATGGCCGTTCATTCGAAGAAGGTCGCCCTCGATCCATTCCCCGTTGTCGAGGCGCTTGCCCCGGAATTTAATTTCTCTCATATTTCAAAATGTTTGAAAGTTTTGCAATGTTCGGCAGCGAATCTTGCTGTTTCACCAATTCAAATTCGTAAACTACTCGTAAAGATCGTTGAACATTACTTTTTTCATTTCCTCCGATCGTTTTGAATCTCCTCAATATCGGGGTTGTCGGCCTTGCTTTTGTCGAAAAAGCGGATTCCGCCATTGATATACAGTGTGTCGATATTCATCCCCTGCTTCAACAAATCGTAGATTCCGGTTGTCGCTATCCCAATTGCAATGACGGAGATAGTAAGAATAACCAATATTACGCCCCATACAATCGAGCGATAGGGGGCCCCGTATATAATACCACGTAAAACAATTGTCAGTGTTCCAATAAGAAAACTTGTAAGTAAGCGTTTTTTCATTTCCTTTCGTATTCGTTTATCGTTTCAAAAATCTGCAATGCCACCTGCGGGACTATGGCGTTTCCGCAGGCTTTGACGGCTTCCCGGCGCCACAGAGGAAAGGCGATACCAGCCAATTCGCCGGGAAACCCATCATCTCCGCCACATACAGGGGGTTGAGTCGGGAACCCGTTCCAGTCCGGTATTCGTCGCTTTGCAT